CCCTCCGCAAGTGGATTGAAATCACCGGGACAACCTGGACGAACCTCAAGGTCCGTGGCCCTTACAAGACCCGCAACTGATACGACCATGACCGACAAGGAAATCGCCGCCTACAAGCGCCGCCTTTATCGCGAGGCCAACCCCGAGAAAATGAAGGCCTACGTCGCCAACTGGCAGAAGGCTAACCCGGAGAAATGCCGCGAGGCCGCCCGACGCTACTACGCCAAGAACAAGGCCAAGTGCATCGCCCGGGCTAAGGCTTGGCAAGCGGCCAACCCTGACAGGATGCTTGGCTATATCAAGAAGTGGAAGGCCGAGAACCCTGAGAAGGTCGCCGAAATCAAGCGCCGCTATTACCTGAAGCGCAAGGCTCGCATCGAGGCCGCCCTCGCCCAATACAAGCCTTCCCATGCCTGACCCTTCCCACCGACCCTACCAACCCATGAACATCATCCGACCCGACTCCCTCCCCCGCTTCTGGTGGCTCTACCCCTGGAGCATGGCCCGTCAGTTGCACCGCAACTGCACCGCGCTGCGGGCTCTGGCCGACAAGCTCGACGCCGAGGCCACCGCCCTAAAGTCCTCCCGCGAGCACTGGATCGCCAAGCACGACCGGGCCTACGCCGTCGCCATGCACAACGAACGCGTCATCCGCGAGATGGAGGAGCGCAGCCGATGAGTTCCTTCCGCCACCTCGACGGCATGCTCGCCCTGCTGTCCGAAATCTACGAAATCAACGAGCGCATCCTGACCGGGGACATCTGCTCCAACAAGACGGCCATCGCCTCCCACCGCATGAAGAAGCTTCTCAACCACTACCACGAAGCCCTCTCCGAAGACGGCGCCACGAAGATTAGCCTGCAAGCCTACGCCGCCGCCGGCGGCTGGGTCGGCATCACCTACTCCTACGAGGTCGACGGCTTCGAGGTCGCCGGATCACAAGTCCCCCGACGCGTATGACCCTTAACTCCCGCTTCTCCGTCGTCGCCCTGCTGCTCCTCGGGCTGACTGCTCAGGCCAAGACCGACGCCCTCCTGCTGGAGTCCATCGCCCATGTCGAGTCGGGCATGAACCGCAAGGCCATCGGCAAGGCCGGTGAACGCGGTATGTATCAGGTCGGGCACGATGCTTGGAAGGACGCCGAGGAACGCCTGAAGGCCGAGGGCCACTACCGCTTCCCTTGGTCCAAGTGGCGGGACGCAACCGCCCAGGACATGATAGCCGCCAGCCATCTCCGCTGGATCAGGGCGAACTTCAAGCGCATCGGCATCGCTTCCCCGACCCCTGAGGAACTGGCCCTTGTCTGGAACGTCGGCTGGTCTGGGGCCGTGGCCCGCAAGTTCCGGCCGAACGAATACGCCGAACGCGTCGCCAACCTTTTCCGCTTGTCCTCGGCCAAGCCCCGATAAAGGGTCTTGCCGTGGCTCATCTCATCGTGGCAATCGACCCTGGCGTGAACGGCGGCATCGTCTGGTCGGCAGACGGCGACCCTGTCGAGTGCGCTAAGATGCCCGCCTCCGATGTGGAGGTCTGCCAACTCCTAGCCGATCTCAGCTGCAAGGCCAAGGACGTCTCGCTCTACCTCGAGGAACCTCCGCTGTTCGCTGGCAAGAACATCCCTGGCTCGGCCATCGGAAAACTGATGTGGAACACCGGCGTCCTCTACGGCGCCGCCGTCGCCATGGGGTGGAAGATACACCGCATCCGTCCGGCCATCTGGCAGAAGACGCACACCTGCGGCACGAAGGGCGACCTGACGACGACCCAGTGGAAGAACAAGCTGAAGGCCCGAGCCTGCGAACTCTTCCCCACCGTCGACGTCACCCTCTGGAACGCCGACGCCCTCCTCATCTTCGACTCCGCCACACGCGGCGTCATCAACTAATGAAGCCTTGGCTATTCATTTTTAGTCCGTTCATCATCATTGTAGTGCTCGCCTATGTATGTGGATGGGCAAATGCCTTCGATAAATATAAACGTTTCAACGACCCTTTTGATATAGTCATGATGGCCGTCACGTCATCTTTCGGACTTTTTATCGCATACGGCATTTATCTTTTACTAATCTCCCCATGAAGAAAGACAACAAACCCTCTCCCGAATACCGCATCATCGCGGACTCGTCCTATATCATCCTGCCCGATCAGAAGGTGGCCCGCCTCCTGACCCCCACCGTCCGCAACGGCGTGACCTACTACAACCTCTTCGTCCCCGGCTACACGCGGATGTCCCTCGACGACATCGAGGCCACCATCAAGGCCGGTGAAGTCACGAAGGCCGAACCGACCAAATAATCTCCCATGAGTAACAAACCCACGCCCCCCACCTCCGCAACCTCCGCCCTCGTCCAAGCGCTCGCCGCCCTGGACAACGTGAAGGCCAACAAAATCAACCCCGCCTTCAAGGCCAAGTATGTCAGCCTCGACGCGCTGCTCGACGCCATCAAGCCGGTGCTCCTCGACCACGACCTCGCTCTGATCCAGACGCTCGTCAGCCAGGACGGCAAGGTCGGCGTGTCCACCGCGTTCCTCCACTCCTCCGGCGAGCGCTTCGACTTCGGCACCCTGCTCGTCAAGGCCGAGGGACTGACCGCCCAGCAGATCGGCGGAGCCATCACCTACATCCGCCGCCAGTCCATCCAGACCGCGTGCGGTATCTCGGTCGACCTTGATGATGACGGCGCCGTGGCCTCTGGCTTCCGCCCTACGCCCTTGCAAGCCTCCGCCCCTGCCTTCTCCCCCACCTCCCGCCCCCTGACCAAATGAGCAAGCCCTCCGACGACTTCGACCCCTTCGACCCTGTGGCCGGCGCCATGCGTGCCATGCACCAGGGCAACATGCTCTCGGCCAAGGATGCCCGCATCCGGCAGCTCGAGGAACGACTGGAGACGCTCCGCGAGGCCGGCGACGCCCTTGCTTATTGCTTCCGTCACGCCCAGTCCGTGACCCCTGAGGAACTGATGGATGCTATGCGCGAGTGGAAGGAGGCACGCAATCATGCCTAACAACGAAGAGTTCTGGGCTGATGCCTGCCGGCGTGCCGAACAGCGCTGCGAGAACCAAGCCAAGACCATCTCCGAGATGCGTTACGCTGGCAACGAACTCGCCCGCGTCCTCGACGACGTGGCCCAGTCCACTCAGCTCGACGCCATCGCCAAGGCCGTCGTGATCGCCACCATCGCCAAGTGGAACCGAGCCAAGACCGGGCAACTCTGATGGCTGACGTTCCCAAGGGCATCGAACGCATCGCCGCCACCGTCCCGAAGCAGTACGCCCTGCTCCTCTTCCTGGACGGCTTCCCCTATGTCGAGATGACGGCCCGCAAACACGCCGACTTCCTCACCGACCTCAACGCGTGGAAGCGCAAGACCTATCCTTCCCTCGTCCGTTCGCAGGTCCGTTATTTCACCCTTGCTCCTAACGGCGAGATAAAGGAACTTACCTTCACACCGACCCGCCAATGACCAACCGCGACAACATCCAGCGCCTCGTCGAGAAGGTCACCAGCGACCTCGCCGTGGTCAAGTCCCTCGCCTCCCGCGTGGAGATGCACGTCGAAGACCTCACCACGCTCTCTGACCTCGCCTCCGCCGCCCTGACCGAACTCAGCGTGTTCACCGATCACGTCGAGACGGCTGACGAGGCGGCCCAAGTGAAGCCCCTGCATGACCGGGTCCATGTCCTGGTGGTCCAGCTGCGCGTCTTGCGGAACACCCTTGAGGCCATGGAGAATGCCGGCGAGTCGGCCCTTGAGGACGTGCGCCGCATCTCGGCCAGCGTCGAGGAGTCATCCCCCGAGGACGACAGCCTGTGAGCAAAGCCTGCGAACTGTGCAAGGGGGCCTGCTGTGAAAGCATCCTCCTGCCTATCGACGCGTCCCCGACCACGACCGAGTTCTATGCGGCCCGCGGCTCCGTCTTCCAGATCGTCGGCCGCACCTTCGCCGAAGTCCCTGCCCGCTGCTTGCACCTGTCCGGCTCTGGCAAATGCAAGACCTATGCCAGCCGCCCGGTCGCCTGCTCCCGCTTTGCCGTCGGCTCGACCATGTGCCTGACCGCCATCGAACGCCGCCGCCCCGATCAGGCCGCCGCCATCATCGCCCTTCTCTGATTTCCACCAACACCCAGAACACCAAACACCATGCCCGACCTCATCACCGAACGCGTCATCTATGACGGCATCCAAGCGCTCAACCAATCCGGCGCCAAGGAACTGCTCAAGTCCCCCGCCCACTATCAGGCGTACCTCGCCCGCACCCGCGAGGACTCCAAGGCCCTCCGAGTGGGGACTGCGGTCCACAAGCTCGCCCTCGAAGGGCTCGACGCCTACAACGCCACCCACGCCATCGCCCCGGAAGTGGATAAACGCACGAAGGAAGGCAAGGCCGAGTGGGCCGAGTTCGTCACCGCTAACGAAGGCAAGGCCATCCTGACCGCCGAGGAAGGTGCCTTGGTCGACGCCGTCGCCAACTCCGCCGCCCGGTGCATGAAGGACAACGGCATCGTCCTCTCCAAGACCGAGGTCATGTTCACTGCGTTCATCGGTGACACGCTGGTCAAGTGCGCCATCGACGGCATCTCCGACGACGGCTATATCTACGACCTGAAGACCTGCGAAGACGCCAGCGCTCACGGCTTCCTGCAGGCCGTCCGCAAATACAAGTACGCTCTCCAGGCTTACTTCTACCGCCACGCCGTCGAGTCCGCCTACAAGTGCCGCGTCCTCGGCTTCCGCTTCATCGCTGTCGAGAAGGAGCCGCCCTATGCCCATGCCGTCTACGAGCTCGGGCCGGAACTGATGACCGGAGCCGCGTTCGACTTTGAGCGTGCGCTGGCCCTCTACAAGGAATGCACCGCCTCCGGCAACTGGCCAGCCTACCCGCAGCAGATCACCACCATCGACATCGCCGCCAAGCCGACCGCCGCCACGAACATCAACTTCGCCTAATCCATGAACGACGAACGATACGTCAAGGAAACCGCATCAACGCGCATTCTTCAAAACTGTGCCGGAGCAATCGTCTGTATGTGCGCTGATGCCTATCTGTCGTCAACTGCTTGGGCCTCCATCATCCTTTGGTCAATTGGCGCTGCCTGCTTTGTTTCCATTGGATACCTGACAGGCGTCCTGCGTATGGCCGAAAAACTCTCCACCAAGAAATAATAATGAACCCGCCCAACCAAGACCGCCCGCCCCTCAAGTCCATCGAAGTGTCCGGCACCTATAAACTGAAGCTCATCAAGCCGAAGTTCGAGAAGGTGAAGCACAACGAGGACGGCACCTCCTCCGCCCGCCTGTTCTTCCTCGACGACCAGGGCAACTGCCTGTCGAAGTCCTACGGCTCCAAGTACGCCAAACCCCTCGCCATGCTCGTCGGCAAGTTCTCCGGCACCTTCACCGAGGAAATCCGTATGGACGCGACCCCCGCCGAGTTCATGCAGTACGTCGAACCCGCCTGCGGCAAGACCTGCCTGATCGGCGTCGAGGCCATCCCGAACGGCGAGTGGAACGGAAAGCCCCAGTTCAAGTACAAGCTGACGTTCCCCAAGGGCTCCCAGAAGCCTGTCGTCCAAGACGCGCCTCCCGAAAACCCTCCGTTCTAATCTCGTGACCGACGCTCCCACGCCGATGGCCCCTCCCACCCTTGTCCTCGTAAGCGGGTACGCAAGGGCCGGGAAGGACACCCTCGCTTCCGGCATCCTCGAGTGGTCCAATCGCCCCGCCGAGCACATCAACTTTGCCGACGCCCTAAAGGAGGCCGCAAACCATTACATGGATTACCTCGGCCTTGATGGGGACTTCTTCAAGGAGGACTTCAAGGTCGATAACCGCGACTTCCTCGTCCACGCGGGCAAGTTCGCCCGCCGCCTAGATCGGGACGTCTTCGCCCGCCACTTCGCCAACTGGTGCCCGGTCATGAAGCACCACGACCAGCCCTCCCCCGAGACGGTCGTCTGTTCCGATTGGCGCTACGTCAACGAGCTGCGCGTGTGCCAGGACATCCTCTGGGAGAAAGGCTGGAAGGTCCGCACCATCTACGTCGCCACCGCTGGGGTCGGCCCCGCCAACGACGAGGAACTGGACTCTATCGCCGAGATACGCGCGTCCCACCTGTTCGACCAGGAGTATATCTTCAAGCCGAACGCCCGCAACCAGATCATGACCGAAGGCCGCAACCTCGCCCGCTCATGGAGACTCTGAACGCCGAGACGCTGGCATGGGCCCGCAAGGTCGGCCTGTCCCCTGACCGCGTCGCCTTCCTGCTCGCCTGCCCGAAGTATACCCGCATCGGCCGGAACGACAAGGTGGTCTATACCAAGGCCGAGAACCCCAACCACCACCTCCAGAAGCTCGGCGACTGCTACTGGTTCCGCCTGCGTCGCCGCGGCACGGACATCGTCGAGAACATCGCCACGGACCTTGAGACGGCCCGCAAGCGCCGTGACGAGATGCTGGCGGCCTTCGACTCTGGAAAGCCCATCCCCTACATCAACGCCCGATGAGCAAACTGACCAAGTTCATCTACGCTTCGGACAATCACGGCGACATGGCCGACCCGCAGGCCCTCGCTGCCCTCTTCGAGTTCACCAAGGACTTCAAGCCCGACATCCGCGTGGCCGGCGGAGATCAGTACGACTTCCGCTCCCTGCGTAAAGGGGTCGGCACTGACAAGGAAGGCGCCGAGTCCCTTCAGGCCGACATCGAGGAGGGCAAGGACTTCTTCACCCGCTGGCGGCCTAATGTCTGGCTATGGGGCAACCACGAACACCGGCTCGACGCAGCGCAAGGCTCCGGCTCCGCTCTGGTACGAGACTACTGCCAAGGGGTGAAAGACCATATCAACGCCCACGCCCGCAAATGCGGCGCCAAGGTCATCCTGCCCTACCACGCCGACAAGGGAGTCTATCGCCTAGGCCCGGTGACGATGGTGCACGGCTACGCCCACGGCGCGAACGCCACGATCGTCCAGGGCCTGCACTATGCCCAGCAAGGCGGCGCCCTCATCCACGGCCACACGCACAACCTAGCCAGCATCGCCCTCACTAAGCACGGAGGCGGGAATGCCTTCTCAGCTGGATGCCTATGCCGGAAGGAAGACATGACCTACAGCGCTCAACGCCTAGCCTCAGCTCGTTGGGGGTCGGGCTTCGTGGCGGGCTTTACAACCGCTGGCGGGAATTATAAGGCATGGCTCGTCCACAAGATGGGCAACGAATGGATCTGGACGAAAGACCTCAAGACCTTCACCCCCTGACCGTCATGGCTAAATCAAAGAGGAAGATGCTTTATACCCGCGTCGGTAACGACCCGGTGCTCCTGGCCGTCATGGCCGAGATTAACCGCAGCGCCGTGAAGCCCCCCAAGGGTTTCCTGACTCGTGACCAGTGGGCCAAGAAATGGAAACTCAAGGCAGGGCATACCGCATCCATCTACATCAAGAAAGCCCTCGACATCGGCGCGCTCGTCAAAGCCCGCTACCGCGTCCTCATCGGCGAGACTGGGCGACTCCGAGCCGTCGACCACTACGGCCCGCCTGCCTCCAAGCGGAAAGCACCTTGACCCCGGGCACCCACGCCCCCATCCCCAATCCTCTTCTTCCATGACTCCTCCGAACAACGTGCCGGCGGAACGCCACCTCCTCGGCGTCCTCCTACGCGAAGCCTTCACTCTACCGGGCGACCTCAAGCCCTCCGACTTCTTCGAGCCCGCCCATCAGGACATCGTCGCCGCGATGCTCTCCCTCGGGGCCGATGGCGTCCCTGCCGACGAGCTGACGGTCAGCCAGCGACTCCGCGATATGGGCTCGCCTATCGACGCGTCCACCGTCTCGCTCCTGGTCAGCGACGCAGGCTCCTCGGCCTACCGACCCGAACACGCCGACCTGATCGCCGACGCCGCCATCCTCCGTCGGGCCATTGACGCGGCCAAGCAGGCCACCGACCCCGACACGCTGCTCGACCATTATGCCAACCTCGCCGAAACCCGCAAGGGTCGCAAGGTCCGCACTGGTCCGCAGCGCATGGACTTCGACGCCCTGCTATCCTTTGAGCGCAAGGAAGACCCGACCTGTATCCTCGGCTCCCACCGCTGGCTCTGTAAGGGCGGCTCCATGCTCATCGTCGGTCAATCCGGCACGGGCAAGTCGTCCCTGATGATGCAGGCCGCCGTCCACTGGTGCCTAGGCCGTGACTTCTTCGGCATCAAGCCTGCCCGCCCCCTTCGGGCCGTCGTGCTCCAAGCCGAGAACGATGCGGGCGACATCTCCGAAGCCCTCCAGGACGTCATCGCTGGGGCCTACCTCGACAGCGACGAGCGGGCTACCCTCCGCGACCACCTCGCCATCTTCCGAGACACCGTCAGCACCGGCACGACCTTCACCGCCGCCTTGCGAGACCTTATCGTCGAGCATAAGGCCGACATCGTCTTCGTCGACCCTCTCCTGTCTTTCGCGGGCATCGACGTCTCCGATCAGGAGCAGGCGTCCAAGTTCCTGCGCCATGACCTCGCCCCCATCCTCCTCGAGACTGGCGCCGTCCTCGTCGCCATGCACCACACCGGGAAGCCTAAGGCCGCCTCCGACAAGGAAGGCCACACCGTCGCCGACCTAGCCTATGCGGGCCTAGGCTCCTCCGAGTTCACGAACTGGTTCCGCGAAGTCGCCGTCCTCTTCCGATGCCAGGGCGAAGAGCCGATCTACAAGTTCGGCCTGACCAAGCGCCGAGGTCGGGCTGGCCTCAAGGACCATGCCAACCAGTTCAAGGGCGAGATTTACATCCGCCACGCCGCCGAGAAGGGGGTCATCCGCTGGGAATACAGCCAGCCCCCCTCCGAAAGTGCCACCGAGGTCACCCCAAGGGATGCCCATTCCAGCCCCGCTAAGGGGTCGCCAAGGCGTTTTAAGGTCAACTGAGGGTCAACACCCGCACCCCCACCCCTTACCCCCATGCCAGACCACTCTCAACTTCCAACTCAACTTCCGTCCCCTGTACTTCGTACAAGGGGTGACTCTAGTCTCACCCCCTGTCGCTTACGCTGGGGGTTCGACCGAGTCTCTGGCGAGGAGGCAAGTTCCACGCGATGACCAAACCTAACCGTACCACCGC